AGATCGGATTCTTCGAACCCAGCAAGTGCGAGTTCAATTGAGTACTCTGTTGAGGATCGCTTAACAATGTTGTGAGGTGGATAATTATCCTTGGCATGCCTCGCTACAAAATCAAGTTCATCTAAAAGATGATCGAACCCTACAAAAGACGCTCGTGGAAATAGTTGTGATGCTTTAAGATTAGTCATATTTTTTCTCCTTTTAAAAAGCAAGTTAAATGAATGCCCGACCTATTCGGCACATTCGACTGTATTTATACTTTTGTTATTTTCTAAAAGTATATACTTGGATCTGGATCGCCCTCGACTCCAAAACTAAATGTCACCCTACTTATTTGGGGAACCACTTGGTGATGTGTACCACGAGGTATCCAGACGTAATCGCCAGGCTTAAAGTCAAAGAATTCATTATTGTTAATGCCTTCTACTTTTAACTTTAAAGTTGAGATTACTTGAACCAAGAACACATCCATCGAATCTTTGTGCCAAGGATAACTATCACTAGCATATCCAAATCCACTAAACGCAATGTTTGTGATCTTGTTTCCGTGTAACGCAAATGTATCTTGCATCTCTGCCTCGATCTTCTTTGCGAACTCTGGTGCGGATGGTCTAGCATGAAAAGCGTTTAGACCGATCCGCATTTTACTTGTGTTGGTGTCACATGATTCTTTGGGATGAGTATCTAACATAGACATATACTCATTCCAATTATACGTCATTTCAATAGGAAGTTTACCACGAAACGGTTTCTTCTCCGCAATGTGATCTTCTATCTCATCACCTTGAAATATACCAAAAAATTCCATCGATTACTTGTTACCTATATTATATTTTGGACATAGCTCCCACTCGTCCTTCTCTTTAAAACCAATGATTTTGATCTGTCGCATTGGCGCACAGTCCTGAGCAACGTCTGCATTCTGGATCTCTACGAGTCCCCAGTCTGCCAATAGAGTTGCGATTGTATTTCGTCTTTGAATGTCAGATAGTTCAAGATTAGACTTCTTACCATCCAACATGAATAATTCTTTGAAGTGTACTATAAAGTACCTACCTTGTTTGTGCAATATATGACACGACTGAAATAATTTATTTTCCTTGCGAGACGCCACGCCTATCCTTGTAAGTGTTTCTCTTACTTTGAGAAAGTCGTCTGGTTCCGTCAAGGTGACCTCCAACATTTTGGAGACATTCCATTCTACGATATTATTTTCTTCCACCTTTGTTCACCTTATTTTTTATTATGTTAAGTTGAGAGGTAGATAAGAGAGGTAGGACTTGAATGGCCTTTTCATTACTATATCCATAATACTCTTTTATCACATCAACGTTACTGTCAGTTTCGGGTTTAACCCATTTAGAGAAACGTTTTCGTTTCCTAACTATATTTAGTAAAAACTGAAATTGTAACTTTCCATCAAGGTGATGATACCTGTTCATCTCATTGGCCATATAAACGGTATCGGGAAAGTAAGATAGACTACGATTGACCATGAATGGAGCATACTTCTTCTCCACATCTGGATCTACCATCACGTCCTTCTTACCAAAGGTGATTTCATTCACAAACTGAAAGGGATTCATATTTGTTCTATCTCCATGCCACATTTTTCTAAGAACTTTAACCCTTCGTCCGTTCTTAGATGTGGGTTTCTCCAGTATACTTTCTTGATACCAGATTGATGTATTAGTTTCGCACAATCCATACAGGGTGCGGTCGTAGTGTATATATCTGCATTATAACATGATTCAGAACTCATGGCAACTTTCGCTATTGCGTTAGTCTCTGCATGTAACACTTCCTTCCTAGTCTTTGGTTCTAACTTGACACCAGACTTAGGATTATATCCTTTAGGGAAAACGATCTCCTCACAGTTGTTACTCCAACCAGTAGGCATACCATTGTACCCAATAGATATGATGCGTTTATCTTTTACAATAACCGCACCAACCTTTAATCTTTTTGCACTTGACAGTTCCGCAAAAGTTTCTGCGGATTTCATAAATGCCTTTTCCCACTTGTCTACCATTGATGTATCACTCCGCTAATAATAAAGAAACAAGTTATGAAGTTAACTAGGACAATGATAGAACGAATGATCGCAACCATGTCGGCTTCTCGATCTGTCGTTCCCTCTTTTTCACCGAGTGATTTTGCCCAGAGTCTCCAGTATTTTCTCATTTAAATAATGTGAGTTGCATTCCTTGATCATACGAATGTGCGAGTTTGGTCTGCCAGTTATCGCAACGATCCAACTCGTGTTTCGAGATATTGTATCTATACTTTGGATCCCAACCCTCTTCGATCTCACCAGAAGTGATCGCCTGATCTAGTGAAGAGTAAACACCAGCGATGTACTCTTCTTGTTCCCTAACCATTTTAACAACATACATGTCCATTATATGTACTCCACGTTTGCCATACATTCCGTGAGACACGCAACCATGTTTAGTTCGTGATCTGCCACAAATGCATTTTTGTATTGATAATCAGCGAGGATCAGAACTAACTGCGGAATCGAGTTAGGTGATACCTTGCCCTCCATTGAATCGTATATACCACGATAGATACTAGCTGGTTCTAGGTCAATATTATTGACAACCCAACTACGCATCTTCTTGAAGTCTTTGTTCTTTAATGATTGAAAAAGGTCATTATAGTTACCATTACTATCACTAATGAGTGCTCCAGTACTCAAAGTACCACCGATAGAATGACGTTGTGCCTCGTTGAGAACACGTCTCCAGTCGGGGGCGTATCGCATGATCAGTTCCGCAATGACTTCGTTGGTATACGAGATACTTTCGTCATCAAGAATCTTGGACAGTCGTCCCATGAATTGACCACACAAATCTGCAAGAACTTTCTTAGAGTTGGTGAACTCGTATACACTGCATCGTGAGTGTAGTGGTTCGATAACCTTGTTCTTGAAATTACAGGTGAGAATAAACCGACAGTTGTCAGAGAACTCTTCTATGAATCCACGTAACGCTGGTTGCGTTGATTGTGGATTAAGGTAGTCCGCCTCATCTAAGATTACAACTTTGTAACCACCTGAGAGAGAGATAGATGAGGCGAACTGTTTGATCTTACCACGGAGTGTATCAATGTTACCGTCTTCCGATCCATTGATCACAATGTGGTCTAAACCTAATTCGTTACAGATCGCACGTGCGACCGTTGTCTTACCAGTACCAGCCGTACCAGTGAACATCATGTTGGGGATCTCCCCATTGTCTACGATGTTTTGAAATGTTTTCTTGAGATCTGACGACAGGATAGTGTCAGAGATTTTTGTTGGTCGATACTTCTCAACCCAAAGAAAGTCAGTAGACATTTGTTTCTCCATGATAAAAATAAAATATGTTTCGTAAGATGTACATTGTACACTATATGAAACAGAAAGTCAAGGGGGTCTTCGACATTGTCTTTAAGGACTTTACCCATTGCCCTTGTGCCGATCAAGATTCTTATTTAAGCGCTTCTATGATCTGTGCTTTGGTTGACCTAGTTGTCACCTTCACGCCTTGGTGTTTTGCAACATCCAAAAGCTGTGCTTTGGTGAGACCACTGTAGTCTTCGGTAGGTGTTTCACTAACCGCCTCGTTAATTACATCTATAGTACTAGGTGCATTACCCAATACTTTTTTAGCTAGATGAAAAGTAACAAAACCACCGACAATTACTAATAGTAATATATCCATAATCTACTCCTCTACTTCTGATTCAGTAGACTGTGCAGCCTCTACCATATTAATTACTTGCACCGCTTGATCTCTTAGCTGTCCGATGGTCGTGAGTTCTTCACCCTTAAATCCACCTCTCTGCACAACGGTATCGATTACCGCAACTGTTGACCGAGCGACACGGTTTGATAAATCATTCAATTGTTCTTGATCTGACATTTTATACTCCATACTTTGATGTTTTCTCTAGGGCAATAAAATACTCTAGTTCTGATTGCTTCGACTTGAATTGGGAAATTAACTTCTTAGAAATATTTACTTCGAAGTCTTCATTCACCACTTTCAAATTATTTACATTTAGGATAAAGTTGAAGTCGGCATCTTCAGGATAACTACCTTCAACATCTATTGAGAATACATTTGAAGTTGCATCCTTACTGTCCACGACCGAGAGTTGAACCGATCCACCAGACGGTGTAATCGAGATTTCACTATGTCCCAGTACAGAGGCAGCCCTCTTCACTTTACCCAATGTATCTATATCTAGTACAAAACTAACGTCCGCTTCAGGCATGATGATGTCCTTATTAGGGGCAGTCAACATATCTGGATCAGAGAAGAAGTACTTGATCTTACTACGTCCAGTAGAATCACCCACCGTCACAAATCCTTCCGAGAATGTGAGATGTGGTTTGTCTACTAGAGACAGTACAGACAGAAACTCGTTGAGGTCATAGATACCAAATTGACTTGGCATTGTTTCCTCTAGTGATGTTTGTGACATCACATTACGAGCGACAGATATAGTCTTGAGTGTGTTTCCTTCTTGGAACACAATGTTTGGGTTAATACTCGCATAGTTTTTGAGTACATTTAAAGTTTTATCAGATAATTCCATAATTAATTCCTACAGTTGATCGGTTAATGTTGCATATTATATCACAGACGAATGACATTGTCAAGCCGCCTCTTTCATTTTAGAGAAGTTTTTCTCTTTGACAAACTCAATACGTCTATCGAAAGCCGCATCTTCGAGTTCACCTTTGTGTGAGATCACAAACACATGAGTATCTTCACCCAGACTGTTAATGATCTTCATCAAGTTATCGACACCATCGTCATCCAAAGATGAGTCGAATGTCTCATCCAGAATCAGTAGGTTAGTCGCAACTGAGTTCTTCATCTTCGCAATCTGTCTCCACGTAAATAGTAGGGACAAATCGATACGTTGTTTCTCACCCTCAGAGAATGAGTCATACGTAAATGCATCACGGTGACGTGAACGGATAGTCTCTTGGAAACTTTCGTCCAGATCAAAGTGTACAAAGAAGTCTAAAATTTGTAGGTACTGATTTGTCAATTGATTAATAACAGGAATGTACTGTTTAATAATCTTGGTCTTGATACCTGTGTCTCTAAGTAGTTCTGCGTTTACTTGGTTGTACGCATACTGTTCATTCAACTTATACTTGTTCTCAGTCAAAGACAATTCAGACTCACGTAGTGTTTCTAGTTCAGTGTTTGCCTTTTCTAGATCACCTGTCTCCCCTTGTGCCTTCGACAGATCTGTATGTATAGATGTAATGTTCTTTTGTAAACGAGAGATCGTCTGATTGTTATTGTTCAGTTCGTTCTGCCAGTTGCGGATCGCTTCAGACATTGCATCATACGATTCTTGTAGAGACTTATAGTCCTCATCCTTTTCTTTGGCTAGTGCCATAGTATCGTTGAGTGCATTCGCCTTTCTTTTTGCTTTCGCAACTTTCTCGTCACGGATCTCTTGACTGATATCTTGATC